GCTACTGCTTTAACTGTAGCAGACGCATCTTTCATTTTTCCGCGTTTGTACATCAATGCCATTGCCATTAACTGTTGTTGGTTTTCACTCTTAGATGGCATGTATTTACCTCAAATTACATTCACATGATAATTCGCAAATTAGTTCTTGCAAAACTCTATTAACATTTTCATATTTGTTATTAGGTTGTGCTACACTTTCTTTAATTATGGATTCATTTGTTGGAGAAACAAATGCACCGTGTGTACTTGGGTTGGAAACAAAATCCCATGCAATTAATTCAAAATCATCTTGCACTTCTAGTGATTCATTCACTTCTTTAACACTACCAAGACCACGTGAAGAAACGCCAACTTTAATACCAGATCTAAACAATTCTTTTAAAATGTTACCACTTGGCGTTGGAAGAACTTCAATTTTTCCAATTAGCTCATTTCCCTTCCAGTACATGTCAATGATATTATGGCTGACATTTTTTAAGTTTACTATGGCTGAATCTGGGTGGTCCAGTTCTCCCATCGCACGTCTTTCTACAACATAGGTATCATAATATTTTTTTGCTTCTCGTACTAAAATATCTTTTGGATAAACTCGTCCGTTTTGATTCTTTACATCAGAGCGTTGTAGTGGACCACTAACAATCAATGTTCCATTATGTTGTGCCATTGATTCATTAATAATTTGCGGTGTGAAATACATAACACCAACTGGATCTACTATTAATTTTTTCATGCTGATAATTCTATGATTTTTTTAGAAATTTTTATTAATCTCTCTGCAATTTTGTGCAATTTAGATTTAGAAGATTTCCAATATGCATCCTGAGTAATTGCCATTTCATTTTTCAATCTATGATTGTGTGCTACTATACTCTCTAATTCATATAATGCTCTGTTAATCTTTTTAATACCAAGATTTATTTTTTTATTTGGAGAGTATGTTTCATCTTTTTTAAAATCAATATATCGTGCTTCATTCATATATAAATGTGTTGCAAATTCTTTGTACAACGATCTTTTATGTATTGGAATGAAGTATTTTGGTTTTTTCTTTTTAACTAATTTATAACCATAAGATGTTGCACTCTTTTTTACTCTTGCTGTATGCTCTTTTTCATTTCTAGCAAATGCCCCCGGGATATTGTATCCAGTTACATTTCCAGTAACATTTCCAGGTGCGGTGGATACTGATGCTTCACCGTCTTCTTCAATCTTGGATTTTATCTCTTTTATATATGATTTTATATCATCCATTAACGTACTGCCTGATTTCTAATTAATACATAAACATCAGCTGCACCTGTTACATAAGATATTGATAATTCATGTATGTATCCCTTTGCAAGCTTGCTAAGATCAATCGATCCGCCATTTGATAGGTATGCAGTACCAGCAGCCGAACCATATGTTATTACAGCACCCGCGCCATAATCAGATCCAGTAAAGTATGCACTACCAGACGGTGTAATCACTCGATGATATTTTCCAGGATGACCAATTCTAACAAAATCGTTTGGTGATCCGCCAGTTTGTCTTTGGTGGTATTCTTGTGGTTGAATCGCTGCCATTATAGGATTCTCCTAATTTCATTTTTTAATTCTTGTAATTTTAATAACTTGACTACATGCTCATCATTAACAACTTTAATATCTTTTAATGATTCTGTTAATTTTAGTAATTCTTGTAATTTTATCCTTAAAATTTTATCATTTACTTTTGGAATTGATTCCGATATAAATGATTCAATTTTTACAACTTCGTCTATAATATATGATTTTAAATTACTTGAGTTTGAGATGTTTAATATAAATTGACGTAATGTATGTTTTTGGTTTTCTCCCAAAAATCCATATTTTTCATTAAATTTATTAACAAGAATTTTATATGATAAAAGCCGGACATCTTCCGGTTCTTTTCCATATGATTCTTCTAAAATGTCAAATTCGTTTGATTCATTTGATTTTGATTTTTCTTTGATTATATGATCAATCAGGGTACTTTTAGATCTAACTATATCTAATGGGTTATCGTCTTCGCTGTATTCAAATACCTTATATATTGATGCATACGCCTTGTAATTTGGTATGTTTGTTTTAAAGAAATTGTGTAAATCAAAAGAGTTTTTGATTTCTTTAATCAAATTAAATTTTTCAGTTTGAAGTGCTACTTTGTTTAATCGCTTTCTTGTATTAATAATAGTTTCGAGCAAAATTGATGATTTTTGCTCGGATGAAAACTTTTCATTCAAAAGCGTATTATATAGCATGTACTCTTTATAAAGCTCCTTATCTTTTGCAAAATAGCGTTTTAATATAGACGAAGCTTCAGAATTTTTACCTTCTATTACATCGGCTGTTATCTGTCTAACCAATAAATCAAACAGAATTCCAGTATTTTTATATTTTGAATGTTTAAGTTCTTTCATATATCACTAATAGTATGGTTTAAGTTATATATAAATATGTTATAATTAATTAATTAATTGGAATTTATTAGATTTTTTTCATCTAAAAATGATGAATTATCCATGTCATCTATTTCGTGTAAATTTTCAATTGATTCACCTAATAAAGATTTAGCAATGACATCATTTGATTTTATTTTTATAGATGCTAAATACGGTATATATGCATTCGCCATGCTACTTTCCACACTTAATGGACTATTATTTTTGTATGAATGCTTTATGCTCTTATCCATCTTATAATCATTATTACTATTCTTTCCAACAGGATCTCTACCTAGATAATGTGAATCTGTTTCATAATTTGATTTATACTCTTTAGGTCTTCCTGGTTTTTCGTTTGTAGGAGGTATTTCCATACTTGCTATATCGTGCGGCGTTCCATATGACTGGCTAGTTACAACCGGATCATTTCCTTCGGTTTCAATTTGAGATGATCTAAACTTAAATTTAGAGTCTTCAAGAATATTATTAATTTCTTCATTTGCTTCTTCTTCACTCATGTTGAAAATATTCTTGTAAATAAACCATTTTGAAAGTGCTTTATTTTCAGTTGCAGCCGTAAACAATTCAACTTTTTGTTTTAAAAGATTTATTTTTTCTTGCTCATAAATTATAGATGGTGATGTTAATTCAAGTTTAAAATCTATTAAATCACTTTCTTTAAATCCTTGTGCATATAAGTGTACAATTGCAATCTTTGTTAATTCGCTTTCTATAATTCTCTGGACTCGCTCAATTGTTCTTGCAAATCTAATATCTTCTGCCGCTAATGTTGCCTTGCCCTCAACTGTCTCATCATAACCCAAAAATGCTTTTGGTATTTTTAGAGAAGCAAACAATTTACTACGCAAATACTCCAAGTCTTCTATAGCTTGGTATTGCAATCCGTTTAATGTAGAAATTTCCGTTCCATTGTTCTGTCCACGTACCGGCAGATAAAAATCTTCTAAAATATTTTGCATGTTATATCGAAGATTATATTGACCAGTTTTCTCATCTACAAACGGTGTTTTTTTCATTTGATTCATAACCTGCTGCATGTATTGGTCTACTTCAGCAGGTGGTATGTTACCAATATCGAGTTTAAATATTCTTTTTTCCGGTGCTCGCATAACTCTATGGATCATCATAGCGTCTTCCATAAGAGTTATTTGTTTAAAAAGTTTACGAGCTCCCTCTAAAATAGAGCGCCCATATGGTAAAAAGTTTGTATCTGACAAAAGTCTGAAGTGTGCTACTTCATAATTTTCAAACTTTGCCTTTCCTAAAGCACCCTCATAAATAAATTTAGTATCAAACAGATTGTTTGGATCTGCCCCGTCTTCTCTTGTAACTTCATACGCAGATAACGGAAATATACTAACAATACCAAGCTCTTCTCTAATATCTAAACGCAAATAAAAATCCCCATACTTTACTAAATTACGAGTCCATGGCCATAAGTTATATTGTATATTTAAAATATCATAAAATAAATTTGTTAAAATTTTTCTGATGTTATCATTTTCACTTTTAATTAATAAAACCTCTCCGTTTTCCGCTTTAGTTGTAGCTTCATCGGCATATATATCCAAGGCAGATGAAATTATAGCATCTTCATCCATTGCTTCGTAATCCGTATATAAATCCAACCTAGCTGCGCTAAATCCATTATATTGATGGTATGGATTTACGTTTGAACCACGAGTACCATGCAATCTCCCGTATCTATCGATTACGCGAGTTTGATATGGATTTCCCTGTGCTTGGTAATGTGCGGTATCACTAACTTTAAGCTTACCATCAACATTTCTTAGAACAATCGTAGTGCTAAATAATTTTTTTAATCTATCAAAAATTGCCATAAATCACCTTATAATAGCCATTTTAAATCATCAGTTTCTTTATCATTAAGAGTCATAGACCACTGGTTATTGCGTTGCTGTGCTCCATTCATATAAATAGTGCTTGGTCTTTGAATATTCATCAAAGTATTTCGAGTTAATTCAATTCCTTCAGTTTTTAATTTTATCGCAGCATCTCGTGTCCATAACGCAATTCCCATAGACATGACAAGATCATCATTATAACCAGTTAACGCTTCTGCTCTAGATCCATTCCATATAAATACATATAATTCTTCAATTAATCGCTTAGATCTTACTATTGGTAATCTTTCTCTAAAATAAGTTTCTAATTTAGAAATTACCAATGGTCTTATTCTGCTTGACATTGTAAACCCAGGAACCATTTGTGATTTGTCTTTTAGATCATATCCTTTTGCCAATTGAATGTTTACATCGGTATATCCTTCTTCTTTGTATGAATAATACAAGTTTGAATAATTTCTATCTATTGCTTGCTGAATTGCTGCCCATCCAATATTTGCGTTTTCTATTATTAGCAACGCATCATTGTATTCGGTTGCAATTGAAACGAGAAAATTTCCATATGATTTGGTATCTAATTTTCCTTTATATTCGGCAACCTGTTCTACATTATCAATATCCATTACATGGAATGCAGAATAATCTTTTCCATCGCCACGAGCAACGTCTGCGATAACAACATAACTTTTAGCTGGGTCTGGGTATTGCCATATCCATAAGTTGCCGTCTATTCCACGTCTTTCCAATGGTTCTTGGGCATATGTATCTTCATACCATTTAATTATAGGACCGTCAACAACTGTATGACCAGACGATATAAAATCACAATCACATTCCTGTGCTGCCATCTTTTCGCCAAGAAGCTGTGTTTGTTTATCTCTCCATGATTGATCTCTTTCAGGATGAACCGTCCATGGTAATAATATTGTATTAAATCCATTTTGCTTAGTCTCTGCTCCAACCCATGTTTTATGGAAAAAATTACCAGTACCGTTTGGTGTTGATAAAATAATAGCACGTCCTCCATTTGCAAGCGTTTGCTGTGCAGACGCCCAAATCTCATCAATATAATCAATAAAAGCTGCCTCGTCTATTATAAGCAAGGATAGAGATTCAGAACGTCCTGCATCAGATGCAGCAGAAACTGCTTTTATCTGTGATCCATTTTTAAATCGTAATGATAATTTGTTATCTTCTATGCATTGGTTTTTCAACCACGATGGCAACAATTCATGCATTGTTCTTACTTTTAAAACAAGATTTTTTGCAACTTCTTGTTTTGTTGCAATTACAAGTACGTTTTTATCTGAATTGAATATCATTAGCCAAAGTGCATAACCAGCAGTTAATGTTGATATGCCAAGCTGTCTAGATTTTAATATAATATTATAATCATGTTCTGCTATTTCATGTAATGCGTCTTCTTGAAATGGATATAAATGGAACAATATTTTACCACGTTGTGGGTGTTGTATTTGGCAATACTTCTTCATAAAGTATACAGGATCTTTTGCACACTTTGAATACTCCTCCAATACAAGCTGTTTTATATTTTTACCAGACATTGTAACCCTTATCTAATTAATAATATAGTAGCAATTGTAACTATTACACCATTACTAAACCAAAACCATTTGTTGTCATACCACT